TTGTGAATAAAGATCTTCGTCTGATTGAGACTTCATTATCTTAGAGAATTTTTCTGGTCCTTCAATTGAAATGCCTTGTTTTATTGCTTCTTTTTTACCTTCTTTTCCAATATAGCATTTACCTTCATCTCCCCATTTCCAACCATTTTTTCCATTTTCAGAACAGTTTTTTAAAGGCATTAGAATCTCCTAGATATAAGCTTACAAAGTTTAATAAAATACTTTTCGTTCAAACTCATCTTCATATAGTTAACATCTTTATGAACCCATTGTATATTCTCTTTAGTATAATCAAGATTGCTGTTTTTCCTATCTAACGATGCTGTTCCTAAAGAATAAATATCTTTATTGTTAATTCTTTTTAAATATTTTTTATGGGTTATTTTTAAGCCAGTATAAAAACATCTTTTGTTTTGTTTTAGGAAAATTTCCCAAGCTTCTTCTATTGTTACTTTTATTTGTATGTTTCTTTTTTTTGCGTTTTTTCTTAATGAAGCCCAATACTTTCCAGAAATTTCGCCAAAAGCTTTGCTGTTGTGTGATTTCTTTTTCATGATTACCCCCATACTAATACACAGTATGAGGGCAAATCATTAAAGATTATTTCATAGAAACAGCTTGTGGATTTGAATTTTTGAATGCTGTAGATTCATTCTTCCAACCAAACTGTTCTAATGCTGTATGATAGCCACTTGTCCATGATCCATCTGTATAAAGCTTTGCACAAGCCTCCCAACCATCACGATATGCACCAGATCCACTCGGTGAGCCAGCCCTTAAAATAGCATCCCTATAACCATTTTCATAAGTTGGCTTGCTTCTCTCTGCATAAATTTCATCTTTCAAAATCCTATTTTCAGCAGCAAAAAGCTCTTTAACTGTCGTGTTTTTGTTAGTTTCTACTACATACATATGACTAACATAAATTGAATAACCCAAAAAAACCAAGGCAATAGAACCAAAAAACTTAGCCATAATAGTCCTCCATAAAGAAATAGGTCTTTGAAAAGTCTTAACTTTAAATTGTTTTACTCTTTTATAATGCTCTTGGCAATCCCTAATCACTTCTGGATTATAATTTTTGTAATTATGCAAATGCCCAAAAACAAAATGACAATATTTGCAAAGTGTACATAAGTTGTTTCGTACCAACTCTTTAGATGGATCAAGGCTAACTGGTATAATATGATGAGCTTGAACATCTTTTTTTGTTCCACAACCTATGCATGATGGATTATCCTTGATGTGTTCGCAGCGAACAGTCCACCATTTACCAGAACGATCAGATCCAAAAACTTTAAATAAAAAACTAATCATTACTAATTTCTCTTGTTATTCTTGTTCCCCATTTTCCAAATTCATTAGTCATATTTTTTAATTTTTCACTGCATTTTTTACACAACCTATTTGTTTTTGGGTCAACGCTCATAAAATTTTTATTGCACCAACCCAAGCAACTTACAGACACCTTATTTTTCATTGCCAATCTCCACAGTGAATTTTACAGCATCAATATCATTAGGAAAATGTTTTTTCTCTAGTTTTGATTTAAACTTTTTGCTGCTATAGAATTTAATGCTATCATTGTCATCTTCCCTACAATATGCAGAAATTATTGGCTTAAACTTTTTTTGAATTAAAAACTCAATCATAGCAGTTCCATAACCATTTCTTCTGTTTTTTGGATGAACAACTAATTTTTCTATTATTGTTTCATTAGCTCCATTTTCAATCAAAATGAACCCAACTATTTTAGAATTCTCATAAATAACATAAGAAAATGTATTCTTTTTTCTGACAAAACTTGTAAAAGAAGATGAAGACCAAGCAGAATCATTTTGAATTTTGCCAAAGTCTGGATCATTTGTGTAACATGATGCCTTTTCTATTTCTACTACATCTAGGAGATTTCTTTTTATTAATAACTTTACATTTATCTCTGGTTCGTTTTTCTTTGCCATAATGTTCTCGATATAAGAGGTTAGTATGAAAAATAGAATAAAGGAAAGTCAACAAACACTCAAGGCTTATTTTAAAGGCAAAATTGATTTTCTTAATTTAAATACTGTAAATTTTAATAAGTCTGAATTTATTTTATTTAAAGAGATAATAAGAAAGGCTTATTCAACTGGGTATATATCTGAATCTGAATTTATGGAAATAACCCTAATAGTTGGAAAAGATGTTGGTCACTTAAACTCATTTGGCTTTATAGAGAAGAGCGTAGTTCAAATATTTTGCGACATAGCTAGTGAGGAACTATAGTTTTGTCAAATTGATCATCAAAGCTGGATGACTCAAGTAATACACTCTCTTTCATGGCTGTTATCATATGTCTTTGATTCGCCCCTACAAAAATACAATCACCTTGTTTTAAAAGCTCTATATGGGCCAAATTTAAGTCATCGCCATCAGATATGTGCATCGACACCTCTCCAGAGAATATGTAAAAATAAGACTCTTTTTGAGCATGGTAGTGCCAGCTAGTTTGTTTGAAAATATCCATCTTTAATATTTTTAAGCATGTCTCTCTAAAAGATTCGTTCACTACTGTTTCTTCACTGCCCCACTTTTTAAGTGTTATGTCTGCTTTAAACTTCATTACAAATACCCCTTCTTTACCCTGATAGCATAGCATCAGAGTTCTTTTGTTTACTTTCAGTGTGCTATAAACTCTACCAAACAAGACATTAATTAAGAATTTTGTGCTTTGCTCTATCAGGTCTAAGTGGAGAAGGGGTCACTCCGATCTTAGTGTTGATTCTTAATTAAAATTTTCGTGCCACCTGTTAAGAGTTTGGCTACTCTATGGCAGTCTTTGGGTCCATACCCTGGTGTTATGATTACTTCGGGGAAAGAACTGCGAAAGAACCGTTATTGAATTTGATAACGCAGTTACTTATGATCATAAGCTTGTTATATAGCTGTCTACATTCTCCATACGCAATGCAAACATATAACTACCATTGCCATTTTGCAATACAAAATCCTTAACTTTCTTACTATTCTTGATCTTTCTTTTGTCGCCTATACAGACAACCTTTTCTAATAATTCAATTGCTTGTTTATCAGATGAGGCACAAAGAATTATTGATATGCAACCATCTTTTGAAATCTTAGCTTTATATTTATTTTTATTTTTAAGAATTGTTATTTTTACATGATATGTTTTAATCATTTAAAATACCACAATGTTTTGATGAGCTTTCAAAATACACATACACTAATACAGTATATATACTGGTGTATATTTATCTATGGAGATTAACATGAATATTGCAGAAGATATAAATTTTTATCTATCTAGTGCAAGCGTAGTGATTGTCGATATAGATAACACCATTTTGCGTAATGGTATATATCCAATTAAAAAAATGATTGATTATGTAAATGAATTGTCAAAAGAAAATAAGATTTATATTATAACTGGTAGGCCAGAATCTGATAGAGATGAGACTGTAAAGTCTTTAAAGAAAGCTGGAGTTAAATACAATAGACTTATGATGAATAATATAGGCGGTGGACCTAAAGATCAAAACGAGTCTAAAAAAAGACATGCTGAAAGCATAAAAGAAAATGTGTTGTTTGCTATAGATGACAATCCTAAGATGCGTAATGCATATAAGGAAGCTGGAATAAAAACAAAGTCGCCTAAAAAATGATAAAAGATATAGATTATTATATAGATGAAAATAAACAGGTTGTTTTGACTGAATATTTTTTAAAAAAAAGAGGTCGTTGTTGCAAAAAAGATTGCAAGCATTGCCCTTACGGATTTCAAAAAGAAAAATCAAGCGACAATACTAGCAATATCAAACCTTCTAATTAAACTATCTACGCCATACTTGCACATATAAATATCTCTTGTTTCCTCCATGTTGATCCTATTGAATTTCATTCCAATTTCTTTAGACATTCTTATTGCTGCAAGAATCATTATTCTTCTAGCTTTTTTTTGCCTATTCTTTTTAATTTTCATAAGTGCCTTAATTTATTATGTTATACCAATTTGGAACATTTCTTTTTTTCCATTTGGCAATATGAGATTTAAATTTTATATAATAATTCTTATACGATTCAACTGTATCATTTGACTTTACTTCTTCTGGCATAGCTTGAACAAATTCTGTCATTTCAATGTTTGGTATTTTACACGCAAAAGTTAAACATTCTATTATAACTTTCTTACATGCGTGTTCTTTTTCGTACCTATAAGAATACTCATCACAAAGATGTATACCTAATTCACATAACCAAATAAAATTACCCATGCTTTTTCCTGCCCATATTGTGCAAGGATGATTAACATGAGTTGATTTATATGGTGTCATAACACCATGACCATTAAGAATAGTGCATAAAATTTGTGCTGTTTCTA